TACATGACGGTCGCGGGAAAGCGGCCGGCGCGCGTCGTGCGGGTTGCGGCGGTCTGCAAGCTGAGAACACTGTCGCGGAGCGTGGCGACCATCGTCGCGCTGCCGGGCGTGAACGTCAGGAAGTGCGCGTTCGTCGCGGAGCCGCCGTGCCCCATGAAAACGTTGATCATTGCGGAGTTGAGCATCGCCGTCGCGAGCGTCGAGGTGCCGACCGTCCACATGCCATACACGCGCCCGTCGCTCTCAGCATCGACGGCGTCCCCGGTGTCAGGGTCAATCAGCGCACCAAGGCCGGCACCGTACATGGCGCCAGCGGAGCCGGTGAGCACGCCGATCTGTACCGTCTCCTCCGTCTCAAGGATGGAGAAGGCGACCGGGAGAAGCGGGTTGGCCGCAGCGAGCGCGACGTAGCCCGACCATTGGCCAGACGTAAATGGGAGCGCTGCGTTCCACGCGTTAAAAATGCCGCTATTCTTGTTGATACCAATGTGCAGACGGTTTGCTACATAGGTGTCAATAATCATTGTCGGGGACGGCGATGGTGTCGTCGTCGCGCCTGCGATGATGATGCGCTGATTCAGCGTCCCGTTGGGCGGGGAGGCGTAGACCGCCTGCGTGATGCCCGCGTTCTGGTACCTAGACCAGGTCCATCCGGTCCCGCCCGACGTAAACACGCGCGTCGTGCCGTCCGTGTAGGTCGTCACGCTCGGCTGGACTGCCGCCCAGATGGCGTCAAGCATGTCCACGATGCCGCCCGACGCGGCGGTGACGGTCGTGAGCTTGCGGTGATGCAGGGCGGGCAGGCTCATAGGATCGTCCCGGTGTAGACAGTTGCGCTCGTCCCGTAGAGGACGTTGCCCTCTAGGACCAGCTCGGCTTTGAGCATCGTCGCGGCGACCAGAAGCGGCACCCACTGGAGCGTCCCAGCGCGGCGCACCAGCATCGTTTCGTTGACCGTTGCCGGCACTACGGAAGCGGCCCCGGCTGCGTCCCACGCCGCGATGGCGGTCGCGCTGCCCGTATGCCCTGCCGATGCCCACGCGAGGGCGCTGAGAGCCGTGTGCGCGGGCACAGAGGGCGTACCGTGCGAGTGGTCCCCGCGTGCGTAGTCCGTCGAGGTCCCGACGACAGGCGACAGGCCCGGAGTGGTGCCCGACACGACCGTAGTCGAGGGCGTGCCACCGCCGCCTCCGCCGCCTGACGCGGCAATGGTGACCTCGAGGACACCAGCGACCTCGGTATCCGTGATCGTGACGTTCGTCCCGGCCTTAAGCGTGGCGGACACCCGAGTGGAGGCAGCGTCACGGTAGAGCGGGATGCGCGCCATGTCAGGCCACCGGAGCCCAGGAGAGAACGGTGTCGTACTCGTCTGTTTGAACCAGGCACGGCAGCGTCCAGCCCTGCTCCTTAGAGATGACCACCCACTTGGGCGGGGTGCCGGTGTAGAAGCCGGCGCACCCGTTGGCGATCGCGAGCTCGGTCGCAGTCTCGGAGGGGAACCCTTCGGGCACGATGAGGGACGTCATGGCGGATCTCCAGGCTACGCGAGGATAAGGTAGGACACGGACCCAGCGGTTCCGGAGACACCGACGCTACCGGTGCCAGCCGCAGCGCCACCAGCCCCACCGGCTGCCGACACCGTGCCGCCGATGGAGGCGCTAGCGGTCTGCGTGATGATGCCCACGTGCCCACCACCACCACCACCACCGCCGCCGCCCGCTCCGTTACCGGTTGCCACCGCCGCCGCACCAGCCCCACCGTTCGCGGAGATGGTGCCCGTGTTCACGACAAAGCGCGCGGCAATGTAGACATCGCCGCCGCCACTTCCGCCAGCGCCAGAAGACGCGGTCCCGGTGCCGACCTGACAGCCACCGCCGCCGCCGCCCGAGCCGCCATTCACGGCGGTCGCGCCACGGCCATATACCAGGAGAGACGCCCACCGAGACGAGCCAGGAGTAGCGCCGCCGCCAGCCCCTCCGAGGTTTCCGCCGTCACCTTGCCCGCCCGCGCCGCCCGTAGGCATGACACCCGCAGACCCGTAGCTGCTCGACGTAATGGCGCCGCCAGCGGAGCCCACGCCCGAGGTGCTTCGGCCCGCGCCGCCAGCGCCAGACTGCGCGCCGAGGAACTGACGAGCTGCCAGCGCCGCGCCTGCGGTGATGCCGACGCCCGCGTTCCCGTCGTCGTTAAAGCTCCCGGCGTTCGTGAGCGTCCCCCGCATGAACATCCGAAAGCCTGCTGGCTTGACCGTCGCGCCCGCTTGGATCGTCAGGTCTTGGTAGTTCCACTCCCGCGAGATCGTGTAGACAGGACCAGCGGTGACGTAGGTAAACGTGCCATCCGACCCGTCCCCGAACGCCCCGAGCATGTACTCGGCACTAGTCGAGGTGCCGCCCGTCGAGGGGACACTAGGCGATACCTGCGTGCCGGCCATTAGAGCACCTCGAGGACGACTTCGTAGGAGAAGGCGTTGTCAGCGCCGGCTACAGGACCGGGCTCGAGGTAGAGCTTGCCGCCGCCATCGGTGTCGAAGACCACGCCCGAGCACACGACGTCGAAGAGGTCCGCGACGGCGGTGGACGAGCCCACAAACTGCTGCGCGACCGTGCCAGCCGTACCACCCGACGTCGAGAAGATGCGCGGGGTGAAGGTTGCGGCGGTCCCTGCCGTCCGTTGGAGCTTGACTCGGAGGACCTGGACAAGCGATGTGCCGCCGGTCGTCTCGATGGCGAGGCGCGTGCCGGCTGCGTAGCTCGTCAGAGTGCCCGTCACGGTGAGACGGGTCCGGGACCCGAACTGAGTATGAGTCGCGGTCGCCATGTCCTAGCCCTCCTGCACGCGCAGAGTGTATCGCACGGACCCGTCCGAGGCCCACGCGCGCGACTGCACTAGGCACAGACGCTCCGACCACGCAAGCTCGGGGTCAGTCACCGTCACCAAATCGCCCGGCTCGATCCACGCCCACCGCTGCGGGCACGTGTACTCGACCACGCGCGAGGGCAGCGCCCACCGACGAGAGCGCCACGCCAGCACGTGCGTTGCCGTGAGATCGTCGTGCACGATCGCGCTTTCCAGCGCCGCACGTCTCACGCCATACCTCACGACCGAGCGCGCGAGGACGGGGTCCGTCCAATAGCTACGCGACAGGGAGGTAGCCCCGCCGAACTGAAGCCCGCGAGGCCGCAGACCCGGGTTCCCGACTGCCCACATCTCGCCCGTGTAGGACTCCGCGCGCGGTGCCCACCCGTAGAGTAACTGCACGGTGTTCTCGATCTTGTCGGCGTCCTCGTAGGTGACGAGGCCCTCTCGCTCTACGTCGGGGTCTTCCGTCGTGTCGAAGTGAGCTACCGCATCGTCGGCAGTTGCATCCCAGCGCCACACGTACGGGTAGACGCCGCGAGGTCCGACCATCATGGATACCGGCAGGATGTCGAGGATGACCTCCCGGATGTACTCAGCGACCGTGACCGGCTCGTCTAGGTACGTCGCGATCTCGTAGGCGCGGAGCTGCTCACGGGCGAGGTTGACCCGTGCGTGGTCGACGTCCTGCTCCGTCAGCGACAGGAGCCACGCCACATAGTCCCCGGCGTACCGTAGGGGACCGTAGTTCTGGTCGACAAGCCCGCCGCCGCCTGTCCAGAGCACCACTGCGGCCTCCGTCGTGTTTGTCCAGGTGGGCACTGCCACGCCCACGAAGTCGACCACGAAGGAGACGACTTCGCCGCTATCGAGCGTGCAGGTCTGCACAGAGAAGACGGCCTCGGTCCCATCGGTCGCGCGTAGGGTTACGGTCGTCGCGTCGACTGCATGACCAGCAATGAGCCAGAGGTAGTAGTAGTCCGTGGTGGCTGGCGTGCGGAACGTCTCGACGCGCGTGGCGATGGTACCCGGGTTCACTCCACGACCCGGAGTGCCGAGCACGGTAGGCACGACGATCGCGACGTTCTCGTCGGCGCTCGGGCTCGTAGAACCGATGAACTCGAGCCCGGTGACTGCCTGTTGCGCGATCGCGAAGGCGAGCGGCGTGACGTTCACGGTGCGGATCTCGCTCTCATCCGAGAGCACATCCTGCTCAATGGACGCCCGCACGCCCTCCCCGTCGGCGCCGTACTGCGGCTCTTGGAGGCGTCCCACGACGAACGGGCGACGCGCGGACCAGTCGTCCCCGTCGGCCAGCTGCGCGAGCTCGGCCACGCAGCCGGCGAGGTCGTGACCTTGCTCGATAAGGGTGGCGACGTCGATCCCGAGGTCGAACTCCACGGGCACGCTGCGCCTGGGGGAGTCCGTGCTCCAGAGGTCCAGCGTCTCCGTCGTGTCGGCGAGGTCTAGCAGACCGTCCGAGATGACGATCGTGCCGCCCGTGCCGTCATCGATGGTTATCGACTCCTGCCCTAGGTACCACGTGCCCCCGGCGTACTCGAGAGACAGGACCCACCGGAGCGTCCCCGTGAGCTGGCTAGGCGTCCATCGGTCGGTCACAGTTCCTCCTCTAGACGGATGCTAGACGTCCGCACCATCTCGCCGGTGTTGCCCTTGCCGTCCCATTCGCGCCCTTGCACCGTCTCGATGGAGACGTCGGAGACGATGCGCCCGTAGAGGTGCAGGTCGTCGTGCACCACCATCTGCGCCGTGTTCAGCGCGACGCGAGGCAGGTAGGCGACGTAAACCACCGGCTCCGCGGAACCGTTCAAGTGGTCGACGATGCCGCGAATGAGGCCCGGCCCGTCCTTCGCCGCGGCGACAGGGTCAGGGCTGAACGTGCTCGACCCGACCACGTAGTCAGGCTGCGTCGTCGTCATGTCGAGGCCCAGCTCGCTCTGGTCGGCAGCGTCCGACCACCCGAACTCCACCGACCGACGGGACGGCCCCGTCACCTGCGAGGTGCGGCGCCCGCTGGAGCCCGTGCGGAGCTCCGTGTTTGGCTGCGTCTGGAGCGCGCGGCCCCACGAGTAGCGTCGCCCGAACACCGCGAGGTGCCCGATGAGGCACACGCCCATCTCATAGTGCGCCTCGGCTACTGGCTGGACAGGGATCGTGAGCCGGAACGCGGAGTAGAGAGGGTCGTTGTTCCAGACAAGCAACCCGCCGGGAGACATCAGCGCGCCCGTCGTCCCCGAGATGCCGACTGCGGAGACGTCCCCGTACACGGCGAGGCGCGCGTGCTTCGTGTTCTGCTGGCACCACGCCCCCTCCGTCTGATACTGAATGGTACGCACCGGCCCCGCTGCCGCGTCGAACGCGAACCGTGCGGAGTTCATCTGAGCGTGCGGGTAGAAGTAGACGCCTGAGGACGGGTTGGTAGACGAGGGGTAGACGAGGTTTCCGCGTCGGTTCCATGCGAGCGCCGCCTGCCCGGACGACGCGTCCCACGTGCCGATAGCGACGTAGACACCGAAGGCGTTCCGGCCTTCGAGCGTGGCCGTGCGGAAGTTGGCGCCGCCGATGTACATGGCGCCCATGCTGCCCATCGCCTGCGACACGTTGCCGGCGGTCGTGTCCGTCTCCCAGACCATCACCTGGGCGCTGAGACTGTCCACGCTACGCCAGCGCACCGACGGCGACGGGGAGTCAAGCGCATCGATGCCGTGACCGTAGCGGGCGTACACATTCCACGCGTCGCCGAGCACGGCAGGCCCACCCACCGCACGAAGGCGCAGACCCTGCGAGAGCGTCAGCGGGCGCGTCGAGAAGTCCACGCCGTTGAGGTCCTGCGGGATGACAAGCTGGTGAGGCGACGTCATCTGCGACGACGCCTGCCACGCGACGTAGCGCCAGTTCGATACGCCCACGCCGCTCTGGCCGAACCTCACGCTCTGAGCTGCGGCAGTAGCGCCGCCGTCCGTCAGCGTCGTGTCCACCATGCGGACGTACCCGCGCGTGATGGCGCTCGGGCCGTCGAGCTCGTCCACCCAAACCGTGCATCGACCCGTGCTGCCGAGGTTGCTAGCGAACGCCCGAATGTGCACGTACTGTCCTGCCGTGCGCGCGTAGCTCATGAGGGTCGCGCCAGACACGTCGTCAATGGCGACCACCGTCGTCGTCGTGACTCGCACGCGCAGACGGTAGGACGACGATGCGATGTGTGCCGTGAGCGTCGTCTCGGTCGCGTTGCCGCTATCGGGGTCGACCTCCCACAGACACTGCACCGTATGCGCCACCGTCAGCGCCGTAGTCCGCGTGTCCGTGTAGGTCCGCACCTCGGCTACGCCTGCGCTGATTTGCATCGCGCCGCCCGTCAGGGTTGTGGTGGGAGCGCCTGTCGTCGCCACTGTCCACGCCAGCGTCGAGGGTTCCCAGAACGGGACCCACGTCATGTACGAACCTGCCGAGTAGTCGGTGCCGTCCTGCACGGCAGGCAGCATCGGGAGCGTCGCTGCCGTGTACCCGGCGAGCACACTGTCCGCGAGCTGCGCGTCGTAGATGGTCGTAGCGTCCACCGAGTGCACGAGATGGAGCGCGCCCGCGTACCAAGCACAGGTCATGGACGACGGGCGCTGGCCGTCGAAGTCGAGGCTATGCACAAGGTTCGCAGCCTGTCCGAGCACAGACCAGGTCACACCGTCCGAGCTACGGGCGGGACGCACGCGGGAGGAGTTCCCGGAGTTGGGCGCGAAGGCGTAGATCTGCCCGTCGTCGTCGACGCTTGCACAGAGCTCAGTGTCGTCGCTCAGCTGGTTGCCGACGCTCAGTGTGGTGGCCGGCGCGAGGAGGCCCACCGCGACGGGGTCGATGTCCGACCACCGCGAGTAGGCGCTCCCGAGGCGCTTAGCCAGCGTCGCGGAGTTCGCGCCGTAGTTCGTGCGGGAGGACCCGCAGTAGACCACCCCGAAGCCGACGTCAGGGATGGCGACGATGTCGTGCACGCCGCCCGTGTGCGTGCTCGTCGCGCTGGTCCCGGCGACGGCCTCAACCAGCGCGAACGACACGCCGTCATCGATGCTCGCGTACTGCCAGAGCGTGTCGGGCACAGTCGCAGCAGGCACGCGCACGGCCAGCATCATGAGGACCTGCCCCCCGTAGTAGCAGGCACGGAGCCGGCGAGCCGTGACCGTGGTCGTGTCCACGTAGGCAGGCAGGCACGCGCTCGCCTGGAGGGCCCACGACACGCCATCGTCCACACTGAGGTAGGCGCGGACCTGCGCGCCCGCGCTCGGCAGGTCGTCGTAGTACGCGAGGAGGAGGAGACGCGACTCTGGCAACGCCACGAGGCACGAGTGCAGTGGCTGGCCTGAGACGGCGCTCGACACAACGTCCACGCTCGTCACCGCACCCAGCTGGGTGAGGCGATGCACGCGCAGGGTCTGGAGCACGCCTATCGAGGTCGTCTTCTGCGCCGCCACGAGGCGCGTACCGGCGCTGGTGTAGAGCACGTGCGGGTAGGTGTACAGGTCCGCAGTGCCGCTAGCCGACCACGTGTGGACGGTGCCAAAGCCCGCGTAGCCGAGGGGGCCATCCTTGCCCTGCCACGCCCCACCGCTCTCTCTCCAGGCGAACCCGCCCGCACGGATTGCGTCCGTGGTCACGGCACCGCCGGCTCGCGTCGTCTGCACTTCGATGGTCGTGCCGTTGACTTGCTCGCCGCTGGTTGAGAGCGTGAGCATGGACGCTGCCACCGGCTGGGGCACGCCCGGCTGGGGCACGGCCTGCGTGTAGCTCGACCCTGCCCCGGTCTTACCCGGCGTGAGGCGAGGGTCCCGGATGAAGATCCCACGGAGGGCATCGGGAGTGTATGCGGTTCCCATGTTCTAGCTCCTCCGCTGGCCGGCGCGGCTACCCGCACCTAACGCCTGCGACAGGGGGCCGCGCGTGCGGAGGTTGTCCCTGACGAACGAGTCGAAGACCCGATGCCTGTAGACCTGTTGCACCACGATGGTCTGCCCACCGCCCATGCCCCCGTTCGCGGCGCGGATGGCGTCGTCACCGATAGCCGCGCGCCCCGCTGGCGAGAGCACGGCTTCCCCGCGACGCACGATAGCGCTGGCCTCGTCCGGTGCGAAGTCGGCCATACCGCCAGAGTGGAAGCTAGGACGAGCTGCCGCAATCGTTGCCACCTGTATCGCACCACCCGCTGCGGCAAGGCCAGCCGCTACGAAGTTCGGGGCAGGCGGCATCGACAGGGCGTTGATCGTAGCGAGCGCGGTTGCAGTGAGCGCCTGCGTCAGCTTCGCGGCCTTGTCGATCATGAAACCGATCATCGCCTGCTTCCGTTTCTCCGCGACATCGTCAGCGGCGCGCTTCTTCTCGGCTTCGCTGGCGCCCTTGCCCAGCGCGTCCTGCGCGGCGACGGCATCTTCGTAGCCCTGCACCTGCTGGTCTAGCTTGTACTGCGTGTAGGCAGACACGACGTCGGCGGCACCGTTTGCAATCTCTGCACGCTTTGCGTAGAACTCGATATCCGCCTCGAGTTGCGCGTCCTGCGCCTTCTTCGCGTCGTCGAATGACTTAGTGCGCGCGGCCTCCTCCGCAGCGGCTACTTGCGCCGTCAGAACCTCCTGCGCTCGGGAGGTGTCAACCTCGGCACCCTGCGCCGCGAGGGACGCCGTCGCCTCCTGGAGCGCGAGCAACCGCACTTGCAGTTTCTCCGCTTCCGTAGCGGTGCGGTTGAACTCCTCCCCCATGATGCGCTCGACTTCCGCACCGAGCTCGGTCGCGTCCTTCTGGAGCATCGTAGCGGCGGCGTCGGCGTCCTTGTCGGCGGCGCTCTTCTGGAGCTCCGCGCGTAGGTCTTTGGTGGCCGTCGTATGCTTAGCCTTGGCGGCAGCGGCTTTGAGTTGCGCGTCTCTCGTCTTCTTGACCGCTTCAGTCGCGACATTGTGCGCGGCGGTCGCGCTTGTCTCTGCCGCTTCTAGCTTGCCAGTCACCCCCACGAAGTCAGCGAACTTCTTTGTCAGCTCCGTAGCGGTCGGGAGGGTGTCGCCCATGAGGGACTTCAGAAGCCACATCGTCGGGTTCAGCAGGTTCAGCTTGTCGATGACGTTCCCAATCGCTTCAGCGATCTCCGTGTTGCGGATTTCCGCTTTCCGCGTCTCCTCGACGGTAGCCGTCAGCGTCTCCAGGTACGTGCCAAGGCGCTCGGCTCCCTGCGCCCGGATGTCTGCTTCGGTGCGCTGCGCTTCCGTCATCGCGCCTGTAGCCACGGCAAGGTTTAGCGCAGCGGTAGTCTGCAACTCCAGCTCGCTGCGCGCGTAGGCGTTTGCCGTGCCCATTACGCGGGCGGCTTCGGCCTCAGCGAGCATTTGAGCTTCGAGGTGCATGACCACGCTACCCAGCGTGAGGCCCACGGCGGCTAGTGCGACAAGCGCAGGCGCTGCTACTCCACCGAGGCTCCCCGCAGCAACCTCGCCCACGTCCGCTAGGTCCGCGATGGCCTGCCCGACGCTACCCAAGCCCGGGGCCAGCATGTCGAGCGCGCCTGAGAGTCTACCAGCGCCGCTGCCGAGGTCTCCAAACCTGTCGCCTAGCTCCTTGCCAGCGTCCGCGGCCTTGCGCGTCGCCTCTTCGGCCTGCTTCATGCTGGCGCGTGTAGCCTTGCCAGCCGCCGCTGCCGCCTTCTCTGCCTTCTTGTAGCCTCGGTCCAGCTCCGCGACCATAAGGCGCGCTTGCTCAGCGGTGATGCCGGGGATGCTCTCAAGCTGGCGGCGCAGATCGCCGATGTCCGCAGAGACTTTGAGGTCGATCTCGCTAGCCATTATCCCACCCTCTGGAGCTTGCGGGACACGTATGCGTTCAGCTCCTCCGTCCCGTTATCCCGGAGTGCCTTAGCGAGACGCTTGCCGGGGTCTAGGACCCAGCGCTTCCACATGTTCGCGCCGTCGGCGGCCTTCGGGTTGGGGATGCGGAACGTCAGTCCGGTCGGGCGCCCCGTGCCGGTGAACCTGACATTCTCCGTGTACTTCTTGTCGATCGTCCCGGTGAGACGGTAGACCGACATGAGCCGACGGTAGGTGAACTCATCCGTCCCGAGGGACTTCGTGGAGTTAGCGCCGGGCCGGCGCACGTAGTAGCTCCGCCTATCGACTGCCGGCGACACGATCATCGTCAGCTTGTCGGGCGACGACTGTATGCCCCACTCGACACGACCCGTGTCGCCTGTCCTGCGGTCCACTTCCTTGTACCAGTTCACGCTGGCGGCGGTGCCGACCTCGTCCCCGATGGCCTCCAGCTGGTCCACGATCTGCCGGAAGCTGAGGTCGTACATCTGTCGCAGCGTAGCCAGGAGCTTCGGGTCTACCTCTGCCGTCACCCGTCCGACCTTGACCTTCATGCCCACTAGATCCCCCAAAAGGCTTTCGCCGATGGGTCCACCGTATCCTGCGTGCGTGGCTTAGCCTGTCGCTTGGGCTTGCCCGGAGGCGTGTGCTTGTAGCGCCACCACCCGAGCACGCGCTCCTGCGTCTCGACAGGCCAGGACCAGAAGACATCCGGTTCGCCGCAGTACGTCAGCCCGATCTCCATCGCTACGGCGTCGAGTCCTCCTTCTGCGGTGCGGTAAAACCCTCCGCACGCGCGACGCCGGCCTCTGTCGGGACCTCGAGACAGAGGTCTATTGCCTTGCCAGCAGCGGCGTAAATGTCCGCGTCGGGGATGCCCAGCGCCATCAGCTCGTCAAACACCTCGCCACCGTAGGGCAGTGGCTGGAAGTTGTACTTCGCCTTGAGCGCCTTGCCAGCCCAGCACACGCCGAGCGTCGCGCACAAGCCACGAACGGTGTTGATGCCGATGGCCGCTACAACCTCACGACGCAGGCAAGCGGAAGGGGGGGCCTTCAGGGGGACAGTGTGTGTACCTAGTGTGACCGTGACGGACATAGAACCTCCAGAGACGCAGAAAGCGCCCCCCGCACCGTAGCACGGGGAGCGCCATCCTTGCACTTAGCGCAAGTCAGGTCGTGACGATGGTGCCGTACACGGTGCCCGAGATGCTGAACGAGTTGGGGTCGCCTTCGCTGAAGTCGATGGTGCAGTGGACACCGCTCATTACGATGGTGTGGTCGGCGGTGTCGCCAAAGTTTGTGCCTTCGATCGTCAGGGTGATCTTGAGCCCGTACACATCCGAGCCCGTGATCGTGCTCAGAGCTGCCGAGAAGGCGCCGGTCTTGTTGATCGCGTCGAAGATGAGTTTGTCGGTAGCATCACTCAGGTCTGCCATATGGCATGTGAGGCTGATGGCTGGGAAGGACCTAGACGAGAGTCTCACGGACCCGAGTTCGCCGCGGTCGAGGTAGGTAGTTGCCTCGGTGTTGAGCTGGTTCAGCCCCGTCAGGGAGAAGTCCCCGCCTTCTAGCGTGACCGTGACAGAGAGCGGTGTCGGCGTAGTTCCGTCCGCGAAGACGATCGTGCCGTCTCGAAAATTCTTGATGACAGTTGATGCGGCCATTTATGCCCCTTTTACGAGATGGGTAGAGCGTGGAGTACGAGGAAGGTCGCGGTCCCGAGGAACCACTCCCCGCTAGGGACGACTTCGGCAGTGATGGTCTGAAGCTGGACCTTGAGCTCACCCGGCCACGTAGCGGTGTAGGCTTCGCACGCGTTGACGAGCTCCTGCCCTGCGGCCTCGGCCTCGTCGCGTGAGGCCTGCTGGTCCTTCGGGCGCAGGCGCACGGCCCACCGCACCACGACCGCAGTCTCGACTAGCAGGCCCTGCCCAGCGCGACCGCGATAGCCGTTGCCAGCGCCGCCCATGCGGTTGTTCGTGTCGCCCAGGCCGACCGCAAACAGGCGCACTGTCGCGGTCCCCATGAGCGAGTCAGGGTCGCGTCCGAAGACGTCAGCCGCAAAGCGCGACTCCACCCAGTTCGGCACCGCGATGCACTGCGCGGCGAACGAGGACCGGAGCTGCGCCCGCGTCTTCATCGCACGCCTCGTCCACCGAGCCAGCCCGCGTAACCGTGGCCTCCCAGCCAGAGCGTCGGGCTACCCGAGTTGCGTCGGTCGATGCTGACGACGTTCTCATCCGTCTCGTCGTAGATGAACGAGAGGCTGGCCCACGCGTTCTCGTAGGCTTGACCGTAACTGTCCGCGAGCTGCTGATACCGGGAGGTGTCGCCTGCCGAAGTCGCGTAGTCCTGCCACACCAAGTGGAGCGTCAGGCACACGTGACATTCCCTGAAGGCGCTAGCCGACATCACCAGGTAGGGACGCTTGCCCCCGCCGACGAGCCGGTTCTCAATCATGCAGAAAGCCTCGTCCAGATAATCCTGGTAGGAGGTCACGCCGGCCTCGCGTAGCGCCGACAGGTCACGGTGTCGCCGCAGGAGGTCGATGTCCGAGATGACCGGATAGAGCCGGCGACGGACGAGGGCACCGTCACGCCGGAAGGTGTGCACCACACCGTCAGGCATGAGGAGCGCCCACTCCAGAAGGTACCCGTCCTCGAGGAGGAGGGACCCGATAGACGCCGCCGTGACGGTAAACGTCGCGACGCTGGCCGTGATGGTCACCACGCCAGCGTTCACGACCACCGACTGGTCCTGCCGGTAGATAGACACCGTGCCCGACACGGGAGCGACAAGAGCACCGGACCGATAGATCGGCGCAGTGATCTTGTTGTCGCGTCCGCGTTCGAGGAACTCCGGGATGGAGAACCGCGCCGCGTATTCCGTGTCGGAAGACGACATTAGGTTGCGCCCTTCATGGCGACCCAGCTACCCGAGATGCGAGCGTAGATCGCCAGGTCGGCAGTCGTGCCGTCCGTGCGGAGGAAGATCGAACCGTTGGGCTCGGTCGTCGCCGGGACGCCCGTCCCCGAGGTCACGGTCGGCGCAGCGGTAGGGTCCTGAGACGGGGTCGACTTGACGACGTACCCGAGGGCGGCGAGGCCGCTACGCATGTTCTGACTGGTCTTGACGGCCATCGGGGGCTCCGATGCTAGCTCGCGCTAGCGGCTCTGCTTGTTGTCGTGCTTCTGCGCCTGTTCCTTCGCCTTCTGCTCGGCGAGCTTGGGGCGCATACCGTTCTGGACGAGAGTCGCGGCGAACCGCTCCTTCGCGTCTCGCATATCCTTTCGCTCGCTCATGCGCGCCCCTTGCGAGACGGCGCGGACGGCACCTTGGCGCCTTCCATGTGGGCGAGTAGCGCCTTGTCGGTGTCGAGGCGGCGCTGCGCTTCCGGGTCTGAGCCCGCGCGCTTGGAGTTCTCCTGGACCCGGATGCGCTGGCGCTCACGCAAACCGTCCACCGTGTACGGGTCCGGAGGACGGACGACGCCGGACGCCACGAGCCCGCGAAGGAACTCGTGGTATCCGGCCTCGTCCGAGGTGAGCACGACGGAACCCGCGACCATGCGCGGCGTCTCCCAGCGGGAGAGCCTCACAGGACCACGCACGCCGTCGTACTCCGTGACGTAGCCACCCTCGATGACCTCCCACGGAATGACCGTCCAGTGCTCGCGACGGTGCTTCGTTTCCGCTCCCGAGGTGTCGCCGTCTTTATCGACGCCGTTCACTCCGGGGGTGGCCCGCAGCTTGGCGAGCACGGGCAGCCACTCCCCCTCGATGCACTGCCAGCGCCCAGGATGCCAGATGTACCACCACTGCGAGTTCGACGGCAGGTTGAGCTTTGGGGCTCCTGCCGAAGAAGTCACAGCGGGACGACCTGCGAAGGTCGGTCCGGCGGCGTTGGAAGGATCGGTGAAGGTGACTGCCACGTGTTCTCCTAGTTGTGAAAAAGGCTCATGCGTCGGTGATAATCGAGACGCCCATCTCTTGGAGCTTCCCGATGCCGAGGTAGTAGCTGGCGAGGATCGAGGTGGTACCACCGCCGATCACGCGATCGAACTCGACCACCACCGGGGAGCCGGCAGGGGTCACAACGCCGGGGGCGCCGACGATGGGGAACGGGGAGCCCTCGACGTACCCTACCGCACCGTAGCCGAACATCGCGCCCGCACGGTCCGCGCCGGCGTTCGCGGTGGGGACCTTGGAGGACGAGAAGATATCGACGCCGTTGAACATGCCGGCGAAGCCCTGGCCCTTGATGTTGAGCATGTCCTGCGTCGCCATCACGAACTGGGTGGCGCCGTACTCCGCACGGAGGCTCGACTGGAAGTCGGCGAGCTGGCGGGGGTGGAGCACGCAGATGTACGGACCGGGGACGCTGGCGAGCGTCAAGGCGAACTGAGCACTATAAAAATCGTCTACGCTCATGTCAGTGCCCGTACTCCCGGCAGTGAGTGTAAACCCGTCGATGACGTCACAGAGCGCGCTCTGGAACGCCATAAGCGTGCTTCCGACCATGCTTTCCGCGAGGCGCTGCGCGTTCAAACCGATGGAGTCGGTGATGGCGCCGCCGAGGTCCGTCAGGTCGTAGCGCAGGGCGTAGCGACCGATGGTGAGGGTCGCCGCCGCGGCGGTGAACGTGGTGTTCGCGACGACCGCGCCGTCGTTGGCGGACGCGAGGATGTCCGAACCGTCGAGCCCGAGGATGGGGACCTGGAGGGCCGCGGAACCACGACCGGCCATGTTGCCGAAGTTTACGATGGCGGGGTGATTGTGGAGGCTCGCGCGGTCGGCCAGCTTGAGCTGGATCTCCTGGGCGAGGACGGCGGCAACGCGAGCGTTGCCAGAGAGAGTCGAGTATTCGGTGAGAGCCATGCGGGTGTACCTCTGGATGATTGGTTGTCGTCATCCCGGCATCGCTGGTACGGGGCTCGACCCGACGGGTACGCGTAGACTAGCGCACCGCTTGCCTACGCGCACGCGTCAAGGTGCTAGCGGTCCAGCCCGAGGATCGCTGCGCGTGCGGCCTTGTACTCGCTGGGGCTCATGCGCGAGATCGCCTCGGGCGAGTATTGCGACGGGGAACCCGCAGGGGCGTTCGTGGCGCCAGCGTTCGCCGGGGGAGGGGGCGTCGTCGTCTTAGCTGCCGGCGCAGGCGCGGTCGCCGCGTCAGGCATGTACGCGCGCACGGCCTTCGGCAGCTTGTCGCCTGCCAGCCACTCGCCCAACGGCGGACGGCCCTCGGCAGGCAGGCGGTCGTACGCGATGCGGACGAAGTCCATCCCTTCCTGGTCGGTGATGCCGCGAGAGAAGAGCTCGCGCTCCGTCTCCCACTGTCCGCGAGCCGTGGAGAACTTCGACTCCCACTCGCTGGCGCTGGCCTTGTACGTGTCGGCCTGCTTGACCATTTCCTGCGCCGAGTCGTAGCGGCTCTGTAGCTCCGCCATCTGCTCACGCAGCATCTTCCGTTCCGCGCTCAGGCTACGGATGCGTTCCTCGGCACGCGAGGTGCCGACGTCGTCGGGGGTCGTGGTGTCGTCGGGCATGGTCACTCCTTGCGGGTTGCTTCTTGAGCCCGCAGGAGACGTCTTGCCCAGACGCGTCCCGAGTCACCGCCCCAAAGTAGCCAGGCGATACGACCCGCGGAGGGGTAGTTAGGGTGGCCCGGCCTTGCGGCGGGGGCCTCTAGGTCGATTTCGTGACGGTCGAAGAACGCTACCATGCGGCGCAGCGTCTCCACCGATACGACCTTGCGGTCGGCCAGCTGGGTCGCGCGACGGGCGCCCACCGCAGTCCCGCCCCGGTTGTACTTCTCGCGGAGCTCTAGGCCGCGGCGTGCCTCGGCAGCTACCGACGCTGGCGCACGGAAGCCGGCACGCGCCCCCTCCTCGAGGAAGCGGCGCAGCACGGCAGGGTCGGTAGCCGCGAGAAAGCGGCGCTGGCGTTCGCTAACTACCGGCACCCGGGATCTCCTCGCCGGCCTCGGCTACGTCTTCGGCGACATCACCAGGCGCCGCCTCGTGCTCAGGCGTGCCCTCTTCCGGCTCTTCCGCTTCCATGTCCGCCGCGTCATCTGCCATCTCGCGCGCCTTGTTCATGGCGTCAATCTCCGCGAGCATGGCGACCGCGTCCTGCTCAGTGAGCGAGTCGTCAAACAGGCGCAGGGCATCGATGCGCGTCATCAACCCAGCGTCGAGGAGCTCGAGCGCGTGCTTCCGGCGTCCGTCCAGCTCGGAGCCCGACAAAGGAATGGAGCGATACTGCACAGAGTAGCCGCCCTCCGGGAACTGCGAGCCCATCGCGCGGTTTGCAAGGATCGCTGCGGTCATCACGAGCTGCTCGTCGCTGGCCCGGAAAGACTGCGCGTACACCTTCTGCGCGTCTCGCTTGCCTTCGTTCGACAGAGCGATGGCGTACCCGCTACGGGCCGTCCCGCCCATGCGTTGAATGTCGGCAGGGGACACGCCCGCGTCCTGCGCCAAGCGGTTGGCGAAAGCGCTGATGGTGTTCTCGAGCTGCGTCGTGTCGCACCCGGCCTGCCACTGTCCGATGACGGGTTGCTGCTCGTCGCTGGCGCGCAGCATGAGGACGGTAGCAGGGTCGGAGACGACCTCGCGTCGAGCACCCGCTACCCCGCCCTCGATGGTCCCGCCCTGCGGCTCGGCCCCGATGATGTACCGCTGGGGCCAGCTAGAATCCTTAATGGCGTGGAAGAGCATGGAATAGCTGACGGCGATGTTCAGCGAACCCTCAACTACCTCGATGCCCTCGTAGGCGTCGAAGAGCCGGTCACCGATGCGCTCCGCATGGTACAGCACGTACGGCAGGATCGGGCGCCCGTCGTTGCGCCGGTACGGGTAGGCATCGCCAGAGTAGTTACCGCCCAGGTAGATCGCGCTGAGATCCTCCCCGACCTTGCCGCCATCGACGTACGCGCGGACCTCGTAGATCGGGTTCTCCGGGTCGCTGATATCGAGCACATCCCACGTCCACCGCGGCTTCCCCTCAGCGTCCATGCGCTCGCGCATCTCACGCACGGAGACAGGGTAGTCAGGCCGGTCCGCAAAAGACTTCGCGATCGTCATGTCAGGCGCCACAGGCCGGAAGGTCAAGCGACCGTCAGCCGACACGTGGACACGCTGCCAGTACTCACGACACCCGATCGTGAGCTGCTGGAAACGGTTCATCGTCGCCCACAGACCCGACCTCGCGACCATGTCGACGATGCCCGCCGCGGCGAGGTTGCGCGTCGGGTGAGTGACGTCAGGCGGTTGGATATAGAGGCTGGCGAGCGATCTAGCGATCTGACGGAAGACGTTAGACGACATGTCCGGCAGGCCCCAAGCCGCCTTGCGAACCGTGCCCAGATGGATCTGAAGACGGTTGTGAAGGTCCTCCTCCCACGTGCCCTCAAGCAAGCGGCGACGAAGGCGCGTGTGCTCGACACGCCGGATCTCGTAGGTGTCCGTGCCGATGATGGGAACTTGAGTCATCCGATCCTCACGTGGTGGGGCACGTATAGCCTGCGCGTCACGAGCTCCACCGCCCCGTAACGCAGCGAGTCAATCCCGTGTTTGTGCTCGTCGTCCGCGCCATCCCACATTTTTAGATCCTCGATCAGCTGCTTGCATCGGGGATGGACGGTGAAGTCGTGCCTGATCATCGCGGCGTGGAGGATGCGGACGCCTTCGTAGATGGACCCCGCCGGCTTCCATGCCGTGTTGATGCGGAATGGGATGGCGCCGATGGGCAGGCGCAGCTCGCGTTCGAACCCTTGCATGATGAGAGCGTTCGACTTCTTCCCGCCCCAGCGCCGGCCTCCGTGTTTACGGTCCCCGACCCACCGGTCCACGCTCTCGATCCGCATGTTGTTGCGACGCAGCATCGCGAGGATGTCTCGCGCGTCTTGCTCTGGCGTAGTCGCGCCCGTCGAGATGCACTGATCGAGGATGCAAAACCGGGGGTTGCCCTCGACGCCACCGTCACGCGACACCAGGCAGAGCGTAGCCACCTGAGAGCCACCCTCAGACCCGTGGTCGATGCCGATCCCTACCTGGCACTCGCCGTCGGGGAGGAGGTCCGAGACGTGCGCGATGGGATCGAAGCCGGCGAAGATGCGGCCCTCAGAGAACCCTGCGTCCCAGTCCCCGTGGATGCGCTGCCGGCGCTCCATCGGAAGGATCTGCGACTCCATGCGCTCGATGTCCTCGGCCTCGAGGAGCGCACGCCCGCCAATGGGCGTCGTGTTCTCCACCGTCAGCGGGAAGTGCATGTCGACCACGACCTTCTTTTCCACGAGCTCGCGGAGCCACCCGAGCGGCGCACCCACCGGAGTCAGCGTCACGCGGATGCGACCACGGTTCCGCATCACGCGCGGGACCAGCTCCGACCACACCGACAGCGGTGGGGGCTCATCGATCATAATAAAATCCACTGTCGAGCCAGCGAGCGCGGCGGCACCTTGGTTCACGGTTCGGATGCGAAGCACGCTACCGTTGAGGAAGCGAACCAAGGGCACCTTGCCACGCAGGCCCCGGCCCGGCGTGTACTCCGTCTCTGGGTCGATCTCGTTCTTGGGGAGCAGAGCCCAGAGCTTCTGCTGGATGGACAGAGACTGCTCCCACGACACGACCACTACCCACGCCTCAATCGGTGCGGCCTTCACGAGCTGGTACGGATGCTGGCCTAGGCACCGGTAGATGCAGTCCACGAGGCCCATCGTCGTCTTGCCGAGCTGGTTCCCGGACCGCGCCAGGGCGATAGGGGCGGTGCACTCGAGGAACGCAAGCTGGGGAGGCGTAGGCCGGAAGTAGGCCAGCGGGTCCGCGACCGTCCGACGGTGCAGCGTGTCCACTGACTGCGCGAGGGCCGATAGGTTCACGCCCCGGTCCCGGTCACGAGCCTAGGACGCGCACCATGTCGGCGCACGGCTACCGCTTCCTCGATGCGCTCGAGGTGTTGCGGGGGCAGCTGCGCCACCGCCTGCACAATGATGCCGAGCAGCTGCTCGTCCGACATCGCGTCGTCGGGCCGGTTGGCCTTCTCGGTCGCGGCGTCGAGGTCCACTCGCGTCTGAAGCGCGCGAAGCTTGAGCGCGGAGCACGCTTGCCAGCTGCGCGAGTCGATCGCATCCTGCGCGGCTTGCTCCAGCTGGACAAGACTGAAGGTCAGATACTCGATCGTGGACATCGTCGGCGCGAGCTGCGCGTCGAGCTTCTTGTAGGCAGGACGCTTGTTTGTGGCCATTCTGCCTCCTTTTAGGTCAAATCCGACGGATAGCGAGAAAAAGCCGAGAGAGTGTAG